GTTAATATCCTCAACTCCACCCTTCATATCATGCCTCATCACATACTTTATCACATTACCCTCAGCATAAGGAATTCTATTTCTCATAATAAAACTGACAGGCTCAACATCCCACCTTGCATAATGTGGTGGAGACACAGCTTCTTTAATCATATTATAACCTTTTACATTTTTTTTGAAGGACTCCATAATTTAATCTCCTCTTTTTCCAAATTATAATCTTGAGTTCGTAAAATTCTAGCAACCCTAGCTTGAGTTAAAGCATGATCTTCAGTCAATCCTGCTTTTGCATAAGCATCTATAATGGTCTGCCACTTAACCCCTTTAGTTAGAAGGAGTTCTGTAGCTTTCTTTGGACCTATTCCTGGACACCCCTTGTAATTATCTACCGAATCCCCTGTTAAAGTCTGAAAGAAAAACATATGATCAGCCGTCTTCTCATCTACAATCTCAGTAATTTCTGAATCCATATTATAATACTCACAAGGAATCGTAAGCATATCCTTATCAATAGAAATAATTATATTTCTGTTAAACTTTTTATCAGTAGCAAGGATACCTAAGACATCATCAGCTTCTAACATGGGTTGAGTCTTAGTTACATAATGTTCTTTAAGATAAGTCTCCAGATGATTATATCCTAGAGGCTTTTTCTTATCTTTTCGGTTTAACTTATAATCTGGAAAAATTTTTCGCCTAAAATTATTTCCTCTATCTGAAAAACAAATAATCGTAGTAACTTCTTTTCCCTCTCCTAGTTTCTCCTGCCAATCCTGAATCATTAGATTAGCCTGAGCTGCTAATGCTTCTGTACTAGTAGCTGTTGTTAAAATTCCATCATCCCAATGTACTACTGTCTGTACTGCCCAACACGCTTTGTATATAAGTATGTCTCCATCTATCAATAGTCTCAAAGTACCCATAATAATCTCCCTTCTTTAAATGTTCTTGGTAGTGACACTCATCACATAAATATATACACTTGAAAAGTTCGGGTAAACTTTTTCTAAAAGATTCTGTCCACACTAATCTTGATATTTTATCTCGTTTTTCTTCAGAATTCTCATGATGAAAATTCAATGCTCTTTTAGTATTAACTGTACCACACTGCTCACACCTGAAATTTTTAAACAAAACAAATAGGTACATTCTACAATGTCTGGAATATGCCCTGTACTTAGCAACATCATAATGAGTGTAAGGATTTTTTGATAATAAAAACTTATAAAAACCGTTACAAAAAGCTACTAGTTTGTCAAATGTATCAATGTGTTTCAGCCCAATTTCTTCCAATTTTAGACGTTCCACTAAGAGGGCATCCAAATTCGTAGTATTCTCCAGCCCTTTTAATGGCTGATTCCGCTTGGGGTCCAATAAATCTTTTGGCATACCTCTCCTTACATTCAATTTGAAACTCATCGTGAATATTAGCTACAAATTCATAATCTTCAGGAGCATTAAAACCTAAAAATTTAAGCCTTTCATCCAAAAGAACTAAAGCTTTCTTCATAAGCACAGCTCCAGCACTTTGAAGTAAGGTGTTTAAAGCAGAATGTTCTGAACGTACATGGAGTCTCCTCCCGTCCAAACCGATAAGGTGTCCTCTCCTGCGGTAAACTTGCTTGACAGCTTCAGTTAATTTAAGTAAGCCATCAACACCGTTCAATAACTTCATCCTAGCTTGTTTACCACCACGAATATTAGTCCCTAAGATCTTACCTAACTTTTCATTTCCTGCTCCATAAATAAAAGCATAGAAAAATGTCTTGGCAGTATCTCGTGACTCTAATCCCACTAGTTTTTGATTGATAGAATGAATGTCAGTTCCATCTTTTGAGTTTCCTTCAACAGCAGCAGTAGCATATTTGCCATTATCATATCTTTTTAAGTATCCTGCTAAAGCTCTAAGCTCTAGGCCGTCAGCATCACAACCAACTAACACCTTATTCTTAGAAGCCTTGAACAATTCTCTACACTCTTTGCCAAAAGGACTGTAAACAGCAGGAACTTGAGCTATATTAGGATAAGAATGAGTACATCTACCAGTAACAGCTCCATTAGTGTTTACATTCCCAAAGATTCTCCCCTCTTTCTCCAGTTTCAACCAAGCATTGTCACCTTCAGCTAATTGAGATATTCTTTTAGACAACAAGAAATGATTAAACAACTCATCACAACCTGGATAGGGAAGAGACTTTAAAACTGTCTCATCAATTTTAGGTTTACCATTAGGAGTAAAGTCTTTAGGTTTCCAATCATAATCTTTCTGAAGCTTATAACTTATATGGTCCCTGCTATTAGGATTAAAGTCTACCTTTTCTACCTTGTTAAAACTTTGACCAGCAGTATAACCTTTAGCCTTGTTATCCTTCTTAGGAGTAAAAGTTCCCAAGTCCCTATACCAACTACCAAACCGTTTCTTTAACCTACTTCCAATTTGTTCTTGTTGCTTGAGAAGATTTACATATAAATTCTGTCCCTTCTTAACATCAAAAGAGAAACCATTTTCAACCTGTCGTTGGATTAAAGAAGCAAACTCATGTTCTAACTTGATGGCTTCATCAGAACATTCAAGTTCATATAAACGATCAAAAAGTGTAGATGTTATACCAACATCCTGAGCACAATAGTCTGCCATTTCTTCAGTAAATGTAGACCAATCTGTAGTGTCATTATTAAATTCACCCTTTAACATCCCTAACCGATAACCCCAAGCTTTTAAACTATGAGAACCATAGAGTTTGGTAGGAATACGTTTCTTCTTAGCATCTAAGATCATCATATTAGAATAAACTAAGCGTGACACTACTAAAGTATCATTTATCTTTGTCTCCTTGTTAGGAGTCCAACCTAAAAGTTTTTTTAGTACGGGTAGGTCATATCCTAATATATTATGTCCTGTCAAACCTTCAGCATTGGACATGATCTCTAAGGCTTGTTCTAAATTGTCATACGGGTACTCATTGGCAAACACCTGAGAAGCTCGTGCTCCTTCTACTGTCATAGCTAAACAATGGATCTTGGAGACATCTGGAAGTAAACCATCGGTTTCCAAATCAAATATTATATTCATACTTAAAATACCTCTTCAATATATTCACATTCTCTCAGCCTACCTGTTTCCCTGTCGTAGTATAGTCTCGCTGCAACTCCTGTCGAACTTCCCTTATACCTTGCTTTGAGTATTCTAACAGTTGTTTCGCCTTCTTCTTGTTGATTTCTTTCGAGTCCAACCACAAAATCACTAAGCTGAGCGATGCTTCCACTCCCTCTAAGGTCATTAAGTGAGATTTGTCTGCCGTCTTCATGGCCTCTCCCGTCTGCTGGTTTTCTTAAGTGAGATACAATAAAGATACCTAAGTTTACTTCTTCTGCAAGAGATCTCAATTTAGTCATCAAGTTATCTATGAGTCTTCTTTCATCCCCACTTTCAATACCACTAATCATAATAGAAATATGATCAACGATAATCCAAGAAACATTACAACTCCTTGCTAAGTATCGGATACGGTTAGAGAGAACTTCTCCATCCATGCTGCCCCAATGATCATAAAGAAAAAGCCTCCCTGTATTTAATGTTTTTTCCCATATATCCCGTAAAAATTTTTCTTCTAAATTATCCTTTAGGTGGAGCATTTCATTGGCTTCGATTGACATGAAGTCAATGGCTGCCTGACGTACAGATTCTTCAAGAGCAATATAACCAACTGTTTCTCCTTTTGAGAGGAAGTATGATGCAATTTCTTTAACAGCGGTAGATTTTCCAGCCCCTGTTCCTGCACAAAACGTAACGAGTTCACCTTTTCTAGCTCCCAAAGTAAGGTTATTAAGTCCCTGCCAAGGATACTGCATATCAGCAGCTTGCATAGGAGTGCTCACTAGGTCCCAAGTATCTTCTCCTGCTATGATTCCATCGGGCCTGTAAACTGAAGCTCTGAATATAGCGTTGATAATATCAGATCCACGATTAGCTAAGAGCATATCGTTAGGGTCTTTAAGGGGGAGAGAGGCTATTTTACATCTGCCTGGTGGGAAAAGTTCTGCTACCTTACGAGCTGCATTATTACCTTGAGAGTCGTTGTCAAACATTAATACTATTTCTTCAAAACTACCTAACAACCACTCCAAGTCTTTAGCTATAGCTTTACAGGCCGATCCTACACCGTTTGGAATAGATACTACAGGGTACTGACAACGCTGAACCTCAGCTACAGACATAGTATCTATCTGTCCTTCTGTTATGACAATACGTTTTCCAGAAGTCCAGCATTGTCTTCCCCATAAACCTAAGTCTCTAGTTTCTCCTAAAATCGGGAAATCTTTATCTTTAGTTCTTAACTGTTGGGCTATTAATTTGTTCTCCTCATTAAAATAAGGAGCAATATGAACCTTCTTATTATTATCGTAACTTACTTGGTATTTAAAAAATCTGCAAGTTTCTTCTGAGATTCCACGTTTTCCCAAGGGTTCATAAACACCCTGTCTAAAAACACCGTTGGAGCTTGAAATATGTGGAACATCAACTGTATTACCACTAGGCTCATAATGATCACAATTATCACCGAAACAATACGCATGACCATCTGGATACCTCGCTAAATTATCTTTAGAATGACATTTTGGACACGGCTCGTGTACTACTCCTTTTTTATTTCTCTCAACCATGAATCAGGCACACTCCTTTCCGCATAGATAAATCCATGCTTGTCACACCACCTACCATAAGTGGTAGATGAACCCTTGTATAACTTCTGCCTGGAATTAGTAAAAACAAATCTTAAATCTATATCAGGGTGTTGTTCTTGGACTAAAAGATGTTTAGTCCTGTCCTTAGCCAAGAACCTACCCTTAGTTTCAATATAGATCTTCTTGTTTTTTCCCACTAAAATAAAATCAGGTGTATAGTGCTTCGGTACAGGGATATACTTGAGTTTTTCCTTCTCGTAAGAATAGGCTACACCAGAAGCCTTTAACTGGCTGGCTATTCGTTCTTCTAAGCCACTTCTGTAGCCCTCTCGTATACCCCTGTACCTCTGCCTTCTAGTTGTACGTTTCATCTTCTTGAGCACTAACTTTGAGATTAAGTAATAACTTTTGTACTGATCGAACCTCATGAAATGCTTCTTGTGGAAAGTGTCCACAAGTAATCATAATCAACACACTTTCAACCAAAACCGCTAACTCCTCGTTTTTTAAATTGCGGAGTTTATTAGCTATCATCTCTTGGTCCATGTTATTACAAAATTCATAACTAGGCATTTTAGAAGTCCTCATTTTCATCATCAGTAGAATCAGAATCTTTAGCTACTGTTCCCACAAAGCTACCTTCATCCTTCCCCCAATCAACATCATCTTGCTTAGTATATTCAACTAAGTCTACAATACGAACCTTCTGCATACGCAAAGTAACACCGCCAGCCCCCTGATTAAAAGGGACAGCCTGATATGCTATCTTTAACTTACTGCCAGCTCCTACTGGATTCAATACACGATTTCCAACAGTATCCAGGAGTATTGGCTTCTGAGTAAAGGTGTCTCCACTCTTAGTTTTAACTTTAGCTTTCAATTTAAAGTTAACAACATAATTTTCTGTCTGTTTTCCCTGATCATCCATCTCAGGTTTAACAGGATTATGTTTGCCACCATTCATCAAAGGGTCTACTACCCCTTGAATGGATTTAATATCCTTCTTGTTGAAAATCATCTTGACTTGATAAACACCATCTGCATCAAAACGAGTATCAGGGGTATTCAACCAAGGCCATGCTGCGGTTCCTATAGGTGTTACATGAATTGGTAATTTATTAGCCATATTATAGTTCTCCTATTATATATTTTTCTGCTCCACCAAACTCAGGAATTTGTTTAAACTTACAATCCCTTCTCATCTTGCCTATCATTTCCATTACGTCACTAATGCTCCTTTCTTTGACCATTTTATTTAAATATAAACAGTTGAATACTGCTGCAAGTATAGCATACTTCTCAGCTTTAGTAAAACCATCCAAACTGTCTACTACTCTCATCATACCTTGTGCTACCTTTTTAACATTGACATTCGCCATGTCAACTGAAGAAGAATTCTGCATTGTTCACCTCATTGATGTTTAACTTACCGTATTTTGGAATTTTAGGAAAAGTATTTTTACAAATAGAAGGAGTAGCCGTTTGCTCCTCTGCAAATTTCTGAAGGACATCTTCTTTATAAATCTCAATAAAAGTTGTTCTTAAGTTGTCACTTAAGCGTTCCATATCACAAGCATGAGTACCAAATGAATCATGAACGATAGAAAAGCTCTGAATGTCAGTATAAGATAGATTAACAGTTTTCATTAAATGACAAGCATCCATACTATGAACATAGTTAGGAGCTATACCATTAGTCTGTTTATGTTTATCTAGTTTGTCACCAACTCCATGTGCAGAATATAAAGAAGCAACTTTACCATTTATAATTGTTCGTATTTCTTTAACTATGGGTCTTAGGTATTTCTGTTTCACTATAAATCCTGTAGGTACGGTCCAGTAGATAGGTTTAGCATCTTTACTCAAAACTCTAGCACACTCTTGAAGCCAATCCATACCTTCCCTAGCCGACACTACTACTTCTCCTATAGATTCATAAATTACAGTAGCTAAGTATTTACAGAAAACCCACAAGTCTTTGTCTTTAGAAATTGTAGAAAAAACTATTCCTTTGTCTAATTGTTTCTTCAGCTCCTCGTATATCTGTTCTCTCATTCCATAAAGAGTAGCCCCGTAAGGAGTAGTCATAACAGGTCTTTTAACGAGTGCTCTATTTATATCCAAGTCTGAAACTATAGCTTCAGGATCAGCTTTTACTTTTTCTCTAACCTTATCTTTAACAATATCATAAATGTCTTGAGGATCATCAGTCATAGTAAGGTTTACAGCCTTGCCTCCTACATCATCTCTTAACATAGCTGAGAAGTGTTGCAAGCCATTACAAGAACCATCTACAGTAATAGGTAGATGACTGACAAACTCAGGATCTGTTTTAACTTTGACATATTCAATACAGGCTCTCAGGAATTGCCAAGGTTTATCTGCATCCATCCACCACTTATTAATTAAAGGCTCTTCACCCACCTTTGTTATAGCCCAATCATGTAGTTCTGCCCACTCTACTCTTGCTTCTAAAGACACCTTATCATGGCCATAACAATTAGCTAGGTGGACCTGTAACCAAGGGAAACCTGAGTCACCTAGAGGTTTACCAGCAGAGAACTCCAGGAGTCCTCTAGCTGAGTCTTCCCCTTGTGGATTCAGGAATGCCGTATTAGCATACATTCTTCCCCTGAAATCTAAAGTGTGTGGAAAATAAAATGTCTTCTCATCCTTGAACTTTCTTGCGGTCCACATGAGTTGACTGAATTGTATTCTCTTGGTTTTTAATCTTATGTTATCTGCATGGATAAGAGAAGCCAGCCTTTTCCATTCTATTTGTTCTTCCTTGGTTCCTTTTTTTGGATAAGGTTCTAACATAGTTCTCTCTAAAAATTCTGGAATGACCTTGCAGCTTGCCCGTGAATTAAACAGATCATCCATTACCTCAAAAGTCTCCTGGTTTATTCTCCACCCTGTCTCTTGGACTATGTTTACAGCCTTCTTGACTTCTTTGAGATCATGCTTTTCCAGCATCTCAAGGTAGGAGTGATCCATAGTTTTCACTAGGTTTATATGAGTGTAGGTGTAGTAGCCACCTGAATAAACTGAGTCCCACTTTCTAGGTGGTATTAGGCAAGGTAGTTTAACTGGATTATATAATTCACAAATAGAATTCTTCTTGTCTATCCATTTCAGAGATTCCTCAGTAGCTTCAAGCCAGTAGACACTCTTTCTTTTTTGACCGCTGGTATTATTATATAGATCTACTTTAAATAACTTCGTAGCTTCGCATACCAGCTCTACCATCATTTGACCTAACCTAACCTTATTTCCAGGCAGCCAGCTCTTCCATTCTATTCCAGCTTTATTAGAAGAATGTACCAGAACTCTTTTCTGTTTACGGTAGTTAGTAGTACGTTTATTTAAGTCCCTCATAATGACACCGTAAAGGGCAGGATTGGAGTCTTTAAAGAATCTGAATCTAGCTTCATCTTCTAAGAAAGACCCCAACTCATTTGCTACCTTTACGAGTTTGACAGGAGTAGAGAGATGGTTCACACACGCTTTTAAACTTAGGAAGGACATGACATCGCTTGGTAGCTCGAATAGTCTCTCTACTGCATCGGTAGGATATTTATATGGAGTACCTTCATTATAATTTTTCTTTAATTCATTAACTCTCTTCTCTACTTTAGCCACACCTTTCCTTAAAAACTGGACTCCAGCAGGAGTAGTGGACTCGTGCTTACCCTTCTTAGCTTGCCTGTTTTCTTCTCGAAACCTTTTAATCCCAAGAGCTACCATTTCAGCTTCTAGGTCTTTTTGTCGCTGTAGCATAGGTTTTTACCTTTTTTATGAAATTTTGACCTCGTGAGAAGCCGTACAATCCATTATTATGGGTTGCCTAAGGGTCTAGCACCTACCTTTTAGGCTCCTATACAGTTCTCTTGAATACATGGCGGTAAACACAAAGTCTCCCACCAGGAAGCCATATTGCTGGGTGAAAACCCACCATGCTAGAAAGCAGAAGTTACATAGGATTCCTGAGTACAAGGCATACTTGGACTGTCTATTAACAAGCCTGACAGACCAAGCTGCCCATACTGTCAAGGTGAACTCTATTAGATAATTAGTAATCATTTTGGTTGATATGTTTTTTGAGTCATAGTTTTCCAAGGACCTCTTACCATCATAGGATAGTTAGTGTCTGTTAAGTAACAAACTTCCTGCCCCATAGATAGACTATGGTACACAGCCCACCCCTCCTTAGTAGGCTTAGTATGACAAGGAACTTGGATAGCACTATAACTGGCTTTTACTCCAGACTTATAAGTAACCACTAATTGATTAGGGATTTCATTTATTCCCCAATGCACTCCCTTGGAAGCTGGAGGTATTAACAAAGTTAAAGTAATCAGTATTTCATTCATCTTTATGAGTCAGCTCTTACATTGTGTTCTTCATTAACATAAGTATCTCTTTTTTGTGACAACATGGTGGCTGTCTGAAGCCACTCATAGGTGATTCTACAATCATATCTTTCTGCATATTCTTTAGCTTTTTTAATTGCTTCTTTTTTACTACCACCACTCCACTTTCCTATACCCATCATAAACTTCCCATCTGGAACTAGTAGAGTAATAACATATTTCATACTACGAATTGAAGTTTCTTGCTGTTTTAATTCTATTTGATAACTCATTTTAGTCTCCCACAACTAGAATCAGAGTTAGAAGTACAATGCTTAAAATTCCATTGTTGGTCAACTTTGTTGTACTCCTCTATTCGATTGGTAATTACTTCTTCAAATTGACTACGAATTTGGATATAATAAAATATTGAACATACAATAATCCCTATAAAGATCCATAATCTAATCATTTTGTTATAACTCCTAATAAATAAATTAAAAGAATGACTAATCCTATGCCACCAAATGTAGTTAAAGGGTTGGGCGGTTCTATATTCATTTTCTCCTCACTTGATGAATGATTTCACTATCACTAAAATCTAGTCTCCTCTTGAAAGTTTGAGGAGCTTTAGGAATACCGTATCTATCGGTATACATAACTGAACAAGCCCCGTAGTTATCAGCCTGATCCTGGAACTTAGTCAGAGGACATTTATCGGGAAGGATAACTTTAATACCCTTACCTCTAGCATATCCTATCAGGTACTCCATGTTAGCTCTTTGATGCTGCCACTCGTCACCAGCAGCCATGTCTACACCAAAGATAGCAATATGAGTAATGCCAGCTTCAACTATGGCTAAAGCCATCATGTAACTGATAGAGGAGCAGTAGTAGTGACCTACTTCTCGATCTACTTTCTTAAATGGATAGGCTATAGCCCCTGAAAGAGTTGATTCCTGAAGATAAACTTTATGGTCCTTACTCTGACACATCTCAGGCAACCACTTATCATAGTAATCTTTATGTCGATAGATCCTCCTCTCTATTTCTTCTCCATTGTAATGTTCATATAAAGGATTAGCAGTCATTACTTCCCATAAGATAGGATGGTGCATATCAAAAAGTCTGTTGTATCTCTTATAGCCGTTGAGATCCCAAGCTAAACCCCACTTTTCAAAACCAGGCTTATCCCAAGGTACATCATCATAGCTAGTTTTAGAAAATCCTACTATTGCTACTTTCATTTTAATCCCCACATTATTAAGGTTTTCCTGACTCCTGAAGTAACTGGAGTTACTTTGTGTTCCATATCAATAGGAAAAGTAGTTACCATACCTCTAGTTTTCATAACATCTATAACTTCATTTTTATGTTTGAGCTGTAATACTCCCCCTTTATAGTCGCTAGGACTAGAAAGCTGTACTATTCCCACGTTCACCCTAGCTTTCATTACCTCATCACCATTACCAATGTCTCTATGCCAATCATAATGTCCTTTGTCATAATAGACAGTATACTGCATAGACTGTAAAGCAGAAAAAGGTAAGGCACTCTTAAATACCATGATAGCCCTATCAAAGAGCCACCATGTATCTTTTCCAGGATGTATCCAAGCTATCTTAGTGTTTCTGATAGAATGATCTACCCGTTCACCTTTAATCTTACCTTCAGATAAAACAAGACCATCACCTATCTCTATTATTTGATCTACTTCTTCCTCTAAGAATAGGTCTAAACGGTGTTCGATATGAGTTGTCATAAGCTAAGTTTAACAGTTATAACCTAGTTTACCTAATGAAAACTTTTTATGAGGTATCTTTCTACCAAGTCTAAACCTTCCTACTTCAATTTGAAGAGAAGGATACATCTCTTGTAGTTCTTCAGTAGCCTTTATGTTATGAGTTACTACCCGATAGGAAGTAACATTTCCATGTTTATCATAAGTAGTACAACGAGCAGGATACTGGTATTTTGCTTTTAGTAATTTACGTTTAATCTCTTCTTCTACTGATAGTTTTTTCATAGTTAACTCCTAGTGTCTAAAGATTGTCTATAGTTTAATACTTCTACTTCTTCTTATATATACTAGTATATACTAGTATACTACTAATAGAAGTTCCTTTCTTCAGTCATTTTGTCAACATAGTTCTCCTGAACCCCTCGTCCTACCATGAGTTTTTCTGAGAGATCTGTAATATCGCAACCCAAGTCATAGATACGATTAGCAAAATTGTTAACTTTTAGTGAATCTTCATCAGACTTAGGTGAGTTTAGTTGCTCTGGTAGGTCGTTCTCTTGGATTTCTTTTTGTAATCTGTTAGTTAGCTTTTCTAATTCCTGTAATCTATCCCAGTAATCATTATCTAAGTTTTGCATCTTTTTAAACTCCTTTACAGTTAGTCTAGTTACATAAAATTCATCTGGTAAGTCTTTTCTAATGTACTTCTCAAGGTTACTCATGCTAGCTGTGATCTCCAATCTAAACCAATCCAACCACTCCCTATATAGCCTTCACCTGGTTAATATTCAACTCTTATTCTAAGCTCCTGAGAGCCTAAATATTATGCCTCCTACCACTAAAAATTGCAGGAGCCTTTTTGACTTTAACTTTAATTTCCTCTGGATAAGCAAAAGGCAACATAGAACTGATTGCAGCGTGTATTGCTGTTCCAGTCTCCTTGTTACCCTCACGCATATCAAACCCATCTGCAACCCAAACCTCAGCAACTTCTATTTCAACTGTCCACTTAAATTTTTTCATTTCCTGTTTCTCCCTTAGTGAATTTCCATTTTAAATAAATGGTAGTTTAATTATATGAGGACTATTTTGCTTATTATTTTTATCGTATAGGTCCTCATGGTTAAAATAGAAAAATAGCGAGTTATGAATTAAGCTGGCATGAGTCCACTCTTTGTTATATATCTTGATTTTATATAAACTTCTACTTTGATATTTAATGGATTCTATATCTTTAAATCTCATTTTATTTACTCCTATGGTTAATATTTAGTTGCCTCTGTAGACTCCTGAGAGCCTAAATAAGCCCATGTTCTAATGCTGCCTAACCCACCCTACCAGTTATTATAGAATATAGGCTTAAATCGGATTTCAAGCGTTTAAGTCAGTTAAGATATGCAACCCCTTATCAATTTTACGTTGTGTCTCTT